AATTAGTGGTGTAAACAGTGTGGGAACCATCACCCACTGCTTTAGATAAAGATTGGGTCTCATATTTGGGAGGACGTGCAGTTAATGAAACAGATTTCCACGTATTGTTAGCAGACACCGCTGTTCCTGCTACTGGAGAACCTATGGCTGTTCCTGTGTAATCGTAAAAAGTTATTTTTGGCGTAATTGTTCCAGCACTTGCTGGTGACTTTATTTGAGCAGAAAGAGTGTGGGTTATTCCCGCAGTTACAGGAACTCCCGTAGTAATGGGAGAAGTAGTTCCTAGAGTCATAGAACTAGAAGAAGTGCTGGTGGTTACTTTGCAGGTGTATGTATTATCGATAGAGGTAGATGTGCTTACAGGAACTGCTGAGGTATCTGTTGAAGAAGCAAGCGTTGACCCTGTTGCAGACCAATTACCTGTGCTGTTGTAGAAGGTTGAGTCTTGAACAGTAAGGAGTAGGTTGTTCGAAACAGTGATCGTAGGAGCGTAGCCAGTCAAGGCTTCTACATATGTAGATAATCCTGCTGCAGTACCTTTGTGAGTGTATAAGTATATGGCTTCACGAACAAGTGACTTTTGATTTTTTAATGGAAGAGATGGCTCTGGAAGAAGTCCTTTGTGAGCAGTCTCTAAAGGAATTAACTTTTCAGGAGTAGATATCAAGGAATGATCGGGATTCAATAGATCGATGTAAGTGAGGAACTCATCGACTGTAAACGATAAACCAGAAAGAAAGTTGTATAAGTCTGAAGTTGTTGACGGCTCTGACAGGGGGCTCTGTTCATCGCTGGTGAATACTCGTGGAAGCGTGTTCAACATAGTCTCTTGGCTGCCGTGGTCAGCAGGTACGACTCCACCAACCTTTCCAGCGGTGACCCACACGTTTGCACTGGTAAACAAAAACATTGAATAGTAGATAGGTTTTCCTGGAGAAATTGTTGTGGCAGAGGAATTGATCAAGCCGTCACTGAGCAACTGACTAGTGATTGCGCTTGAAACTACATCGAGAACAATGACGCCATCTTCAGCATGCTCTGGGTAACTGTTTTGGTTACGAACAAGACGAAATCTAGAATAGGTACCAGAAGCAACCTGCCATGAAACGTATGTGCGGGTGTAGTCAACAACGACTAACCCCATAGGCTCTACCGAATACGATAACTTAGATGTTTCTCCGTATTTTGATAGACCATATATTGAACTGCCATAGTTTGACACTTATGCTCCAATAAGTAAGAGGGGGCTCACAGTTGATTCTACGGATGCCCATGATGCGGTGCTTCCATTGTTAGTAAGGTATTTTCCTGAATTTCCTGTAACAGAAGGAAGTCCAGTAATTGTTGCCCAACTTGGGTTAGTACCATCGCTAGTTAAATACTGACCTGAAGTTCCTGTTAGAGAAGGAAGACCAATTATTGATGACCAACTTGCAGCAGTACCGTTGTTAGTGAGGTACTTTCCAGCATTACCAGAAAAAGAAGGTAGAGCATTTACAGTAGCCCATGAGAAATCATAGTCAGTGCCAGAGGTCTTAGTAAGGACTTGGCCCGTTGTTCCTCCTGCAGGAAGAGTTTCCGAGAAAAGAGTGTTAATTCCGTATTCAATGTTATTAAGACGAGCCTTAAGTGTTCCCCAATTGGTTGTAAGTTTGTCAAAAGCGCCTATCCAACCAGAACCTGTGCTAATTGATGTGCCCAGGGTAGACTCGATAGCGGTTACTTCGCCTTGAAGGTCGTTGATGTGAGCAGCCAAAATCGTGTCACTGAAGTCAATCTTGGTGACAAAGTCGTTCTTTATTGCCGATGGATAATAGGCCACGGAACTTCCTTTCTAATCTACTAAGGTATTTTCTCTGGTTTGCCCACCATTTACTTGCTTAACTACCGTGCTTATCCACCCATCATTAAGAAAATGTCGGGATATGAGACACCACCAACAGTTGAAGTTCCTTGTATTCCCTGTACACCTTGAGTTCCCTGCAGTTGGGTATACCCAAAGCCTTGGAGTCCCTGGAATCCTTGTAGTCCTTGCGTTCCTTGTATTCCTTGAGTTCCTTGGAGTTGTGAATAACCAAATCCTTGCAGTCCTTGTATTCCTTGCGAACCGTTGGTGCCGTTAGTTCCATTAGTTCCGTTAGTTCCGTTAGTCCCTTGTGTGCCTGTCAGTCCTTGAAGACCAGTCGTTCCTTGGTTTCCTTGAGTTCCCTGTGCGCCGTTGGTTCCATTGGTTCCAGAGTTACCCTGTGTTCCTGTTGCACCTTGCGTTCCTGTAGTTCCTTGGAAGCCTTGAGTTCCTTGAGATCCAACTGTTCCATTGGTACCTTGTGTTCCAGTCGATCCCTGAGTACCTGTTGTTCCTTGTTGACCCTGTACGCCTTGAGTACCTTGGAGTTGAGCATACCCAAATCCTTGAAGGCCTTGGATTCCTTGAATACCTTGAAGTTGTGAGTATCCAAATCCTTGAAGCCCCTGCGTTCCTTGAGTACCTTGAATTCCTTGGATGCCTTGTCCAGCAAATGCTCCAGTAATACCTTGTGTACCTGTTGCTCCTTGAGAACCTGTAGAGCCCGTAGGTCCTGCATTTCCTTGAAGTCCACCAATTCCTTGGATACTTGCTCCAGATAATCCTTGTGTTCCTTGGGCTCCTGTTGCACCTTGTGGACCAACGTACTGAGCACTTGACCCACCCATCTTGGATTGATGAGCGATTGCAAGAAGAGTGGCCGTTAAATCTAGGTCGGATGTTCCATCTGTGTTTGTCTGCTTGATGATGATGTCTGAGATACCCGACAAAGAAGTTGAGTTACTCAAAGGTTTAATCAAGATCTGATTATTTTTGCCTTGGTTAGTACCAAATGCACCATGCCAAATTGGGTAGTCAGGATCGCCACCAACATAAGAGACCCAGACACCCTGACCAATTACAGGAACGTCTAGGTGCACACTAGAAGGTTCTACAGGCCAGGCCCAGTCTGTTAATTCAGTTCCTGTTGTCTGAGGGACTGACACTCGAACACGACGATGGTTTTGAGGGTCCTTATTGTCTTGAACAACCCCTCGGTACATACCATGTAGCCGCTTGGTGGAGTCAGACACTATGGACCTACAGTGATGTTTGCTTCTTGGAATCTAAAGATTTCGCCTGCAGCACCAGTCAAGGTGTTGATTCCAGAACTTCCTAGACGGCCTAATCCAGTTACCTTCACGGTCTTGATTCCACTCACCGCCTGGTTAAGGGAGTACTCAATGTCCTGAGGATAGATGGTGTCTTGGAAGTTCATGCCCGTGTATCCGTAGACTGTCAAGAGTACCTGCTTTAACGAGGTCTCTACTTCAGAGGTTGTGTACTGAGGAAGTTTTACATATTGCAAACCAACATAGCAGTCTACATATGTAGGAGGAGATACGGTTACTGTGGTACCAATCAGCGTCTTATCAGCAAGAAAATTAAGGACTGAAGACTTTAATGATAGGTACTCATTGGATACGCTGTTATCGGAGTTTAATCCAGGCTGTAAGTCTGTTTGATTAGCATTACGACTTGGGGCGATGTACAAAGTTACCGAGGTCCATACTCCTGCAGTGGCATTTGCTTTTGCTTTTCCCATTCCAGGAACAGACAAAGACAAATCAGAAAAATCTTTTAAAGTGACCGCTCTATTAGCAGCACGAAGAGTGTTTGCAGCAGACTGACGGATCTGATCATTTGATTCAGGATCTGATCCACCGACACCGTCAGTGTGTTGGATGATAGTGATTGTGCTACGAAGAGCAATTACCTCGGAGTCAGACTTGGTGGGGATATGCTCAAGTGTGTCTAAGATAAGTGGAGTAGTACTTCCATCTCCTGCAGCAATGCTTCCTATGGCTCCTCCGCCAACAGTGTACATTGCTCGAATATTTGAACTATTTACTGGAATTGCTCCAGAAACACCATCACCAAAGTTAATGTACACGACATCAGTGTCATCAACATAGACAGTGTAAACGAGGTCAGTTGGACCATAATCAAGTAGGTGCTGAACCTGTGTCCACTTAGAGTAAACGTCTCCGTCTTGCACATAGACCTGAATACTTCCATCTGCTACGGGAGTCTCAAGTAATTTAAAACTCATATTAGGAGTTCCTGAGGAAGGCCCTATAAGTTCTCCGTATGTGGCATCTGCATCTGCGTTTACGTAGTTAATAACTTGGCCTTCGACTGCTCCTACAGCATAACTACTTCCTGCTGTTACAATGGCGTCTGCAATTGTTGTAAAGTAAACTTTTTGGACAATATCAGTAGTAGCAATCTGCCCAGAAACTACGGTTCCTGAATATAGCGTAACGTCACTTGTAGAAGCATTGTGGAAAGTAATATTGCAGTAAGCCTGGCGGTATCCTGCAGGAATGTAGCCGTAGGTTTGGGCAATGTTGAGAAGGCTATTTCGCTGTGTAGCGGTAGCCAAGGAATTCTCATTAGCATTTCGGTCAATGTAGTAGTTGATGAGGTCGCCTAGATATGCAAAGGCTTCTACTAAGGCAACACCAAAATCTGCAGGACTGCTGGCTGTCCAGTTAGGAATTCTATCTTGAACACGAGTGATCAATTGATCACGAAGGGTGTAGTAATCTCTACCAGTGTAATCTACAGAGATAGGGATATTAGAAACTGGCGTTACGCTCATAGCAACTCCTGATAAATTG